TTGGAGTTCGTCCCAGGAGCAGACGACATCGATTTCTTCGTCGGTTTGTTTATTTTTGATTGTGTATTGAGGCATAGTTTTTTCCATTTCTCCCATTCTTCTTTTACGTTATATCTATACATTATATTCCAGCGAGATGATAAAGAAGACCATAGCTGTATGTACAATATGTCACTTTTAGTATTTGAGTTAGTAACTAATCTTAGGCGTGTGCCAGGAGTTTTAGATGCACCATACGAAATTTCGTCCAGCACATCGAATATTTCTTCTTGAAATAATTGTTTTACTTCAGCCTTTTTACGCGGCACGTTTAAACCAATCTGGAGTGTCCCGCTTAGACCAATCCATAGCAAAGCGATCTTGCTTTGTTATATAGAATTTTTGATATGAACCTACAGGGTCAGAAGGATCGTTACATTCTGGTGCAGCGCCCATTGCAAGTTTAAATGGAGTAAGACCAATATTAGGTATGTTAGTAGGAGGAATAGCTAATGCATCCTGTAGATCAACCCATGACTTATGTTGCTTACCGTAACGATAAGTAAATTCCGTTGCAAGAGCTTCAAAGTGTTTATAGTGCCAAATATAGTTTTCTAATGATTCCATAGACCATACCGTGCAAGGATGGCCAACATGTACTGCTTTATATAGAATGTCGTCCATAGATTTATTTTCCAAAGTCCAATGCTTAACCATTGTTTTGCCGGATTTGGATGGAGCTTTACCAAGCGTGCCGTCTAACACACGGTGCACTGTAGATAGCATTTGGGCTGATTCTAAAACCATTTTTACTACATGCTTATCGCATTGCAGCTGCGCAGCTTTAACTGGGTTTTCGTCAAGTATAAAAATATTCATAATATATGTTTCCTATGTGATATAACTATATTAACATATTACTAAAGAAATGTAAACCCCTTAAATAAAAAAAGTGGGAATAAGTTTCCCTATTCCCACTTGTAAGCTCCTGTTAATTAATATTACCTGAAATCCCAGTAAGATACTCTTCCAAGTATTTACCTTTGCGTTCGACCTTTTTCGCGGTTTCCGTTCGTCCTTCTAATTTCAGTTGGGATGCATGTGCCATAATAGCGTTAAGATCCTGCTGCAGACGTTCGATTTGAATAGCGACCATAAGATTACTCCTGGATATAGTTTTAGGTTAAAATTACATAATATTAAGAACTCACTAATTTTGGAAATGCATCGTTAACTAGTTTAGCAGTAATACCACCACCAAACTTTTTTTTGTTAATCATTTGCACCACCAATTCTGCGTCTTTTGGATGGATAGACTCCAAAAGCTCAATAAACATACGCTCGCGTTTATACACGTTCATATTTTTAGTATCTGGATTTCCTTTTACAAAATATTTGAACATCACGTTCTTTTTTAATAAATTGGAAGGAACAGCATATTCTTCATTAGGCTCATATGGAACTTTACCACCAGGTAATTCCCATCCAATCTTTGGATCTAATGTACCCTTCAGCACATCGCGCAACGCCCATGAATCATTGTTTTGTAAGATTTCGATTTTTTGTTTTTTGGTCTTAGCAGCTTTTACTTTATCAATAATCTCAAATATCATTAGCTTCATTAGTTTATAAACTCCATTACATCTTCTAATAGTCTACGACAATTTTTAGCTACCAGGTAAGGAAAAACTTTACTTTTATCTGGTGTGTCATATTTCTCAAAAGTATTTATAATCTCGTTACGCACGTTTTCAGGACACTTAGTATTTTCAGTAAGATTAATCATAGCAACATTACGCTGATAGTTGCGATAGACGTCTTCACCTAAAGCTTTTGGATCATCAAGAAGCGCAGCTTTTTTCTTAGCAGATAATACTGTTTGACGTTTGTCTGGATTAATAAGTGCATCGTCATCTGATAAACAGTTAGGTACACCGTCGCCACTACAGCCACGAATAAAGTGCTCTGCTTGATATAAACGGGGATTGTCGTTCTTAACCATTTTTTTAGTAACAGTAGAGAACTGCTTAACATTGTCGTATTTTTGTAACTGAATAAAGTCATGATCGGAAGAAACAATCATTACGTCTTCCCAGTTACCAAATGTTTGTGTATGCATAACAAGCTCTGCTATAGCATCGTCTGCCTCGCATCCCCATTGATGAATAATCTTATATGGCATATTTTCTTTTAATTCGTCTAATACAGTAGTAATAGTTTCCCATGCTGTAGACCAATTAATAGGAGAAGCGTCTCGGTTAGTTTTACGTTTACCTTTGTATTCAGGATAAACATCTTTACGCCAATTACCGCCACCGTCTGCTACAATTACTAGCTCGCCATATTTTTTAAACTTTTGTCTGTACATCCGCAAACTATTTAGCACCATATGTCGGAATAGATCTACGTCATCTACTGCCACGTATTTTTGTGCGATCGGGGCGATTGCGATACCCGAAAAATCTACTATAATCATAATATATCCTTATTGTTACAATATCATTATATCATAAAAAAAGAGGGTTGTAAACCCCCTTAATTAACCTAATAGCATAGTTCTTTGATTCCAAGCTTCTTCAAATCCTTCTTCCCTGTATATTATTTCGTGGTTACCCCACATACGTTTAAAGTAAGATTCTTTTACAGCTAGAACTTCAGAATCTGGCCAGCTTTCAGGAATCAAGTGTCCCTTTGCTATCCAAAATATCCGATTGGCTTCTTTGCGCTCCGTTAGCGTCATCATATTTCTCCTTCACTCTTTTTACATGGCTTCTATGTATGCGGCAGTTAATAATCCCATTCATATAGCGATCATCTAAAAGAACGTTTCGCTCAAACTGAATTTTGGCTTCCATATATCCTAATTCACCTTTAGTCTTACCAAAGTATAGAATCTCTCTATAAAAGTTTTCTTCACCGTGTTCTTTTAGTAGTTGTTTTACTAATTCGCTTGAACCGTAATACTTTTTCCAGTCTGATTCAATGATCGACCGTCTTTTTAGTTTCTTACCCTTAAGAGGCGGTAAAGTCTTTTTAGACCAAAACTGTTTTTTGCCTATATACATTTTTTGAGTGGATAGGTCAGTAATCACATAGATATAACCCATCCACTCTTTCATTTCTTCTTCAGATGGTTCGTAGATTTTGCCTTTATAGTACCAGCTCAATCCCATACCTCTTCTTCAGATGCACTATAAATTTCTTCTAGGTCTGATTCTTTTGTGCCACATACAGGACAAAACTTTATTAGCTCATCACACTCGATTACAAATTCTGTTTCGCAGTTATGGCAATGTATTGTTGCTTTCATAAGTATCTCCTTCTTACGACTATATATATGATTAATTAGAATTCATCTTACGAACAAATACGCCTTCGGGTCTTTTCATAGCTTCTATCAATTCATTAAATTGGTCAGCAGTAATACATATCTCATCATATATTCCTTCGCCGTCGCCAAGTAGATCATTAAGCTCTTCGTCAATTTCACTGTATTGACGAAAGATAACTTTATCTTCTATCATCTCTATTTTTAAATCTGCTTCGGATCCGGTGTCATCTAAAATAGTAACTACAATTTTGTCGTCTATATATTCAGAAGTCCACATGTTTTATCCTTCACATGCTGAGCAGTTCATAATATCCCTTACAAGCTCTTGAGCAGGATTAGCAGAACGTTGGTAATAAAATGTCTTCACGCCTAATTTCCATCCCTCAATAATAAGAGCATTTACATCCTTTGCAGCAACGTCAGGATGAATAAGAATATTTAAGCTTTGTGCCTGATCAATGTATTTCTGACGTGCGCCAGCTTGTTGTACAATTACTAAAGGAGTAATTTCAGAAAACGTTTTAAACACATCTTTTTCGTGTTGCGTTAAGAAATCTAAGTGCTGAACTGACCCGCCATGTTTTAGAATACTTAACCATGTAGCGTCATAGTCTTCATTTGTATAAGACTTAATTACATCGTCAAGGTATGGATTACGGTATGTGAACTTACCTTTTGCTAAATCTTTTGTAAAGTAATTAGAGGCTAATGGTTCAATAGACGGTGATACTTGTCCCAAAATAAACGAAGAACTTGTAGTAGGAGCAATGGCACATCGGGTAAGATTACGTTCACCTGTTCCTAGCATGCCTTCTGGTTCACCGTATTCAATAGCCAACTCTTTTGTTGCTTCGCGCGAGCGATCATCGATAAACTTAGAAATCTCAATAGCTAGCATATGTGCTTCAAATGACTCAAAGGCAACTGACTTAGACTGTAGATAGGAATGCCAACCAAGTTGTCCTAAACCTAAAGCGCGCCATCGACGAGCAAAATTGTTAGCAGACTCCATAAACATAATGCCAGTAGTTTTTTCAATATACTCTTCCATAACAGCATCAAGGAACCAAATCATTACTTCAACCGCATCAGTTTCTTTCCATTCGTCATACTTAAGCAAATTCATAGATGCAAGGTTACAAACAAACGTTTCATCTTCACTTGATGGTAATGCAATCTCTGAACATAAGTTAGACGCATAGATCCAGATATCTTTATCTCTTAAAACTCGAGGGCGAGTATTGTTAATAGTATCTTTAAAGAACAGGTATGGATAACCAGACTCGCGCCGCTTACGAAGGATTCGTGCCCAAACAGTTCTTTTATCTTGATCACCGGCAATCATTTCTTTCATCCATTCGTCACCAATACAAACGCCAAGACTTAAGTTAATGATAGAAGAACCTTCTTCGCGACAATCAAGAAACTCCATAATGTCAGGAGATTCTACGTCAAGATATGCTGCGAATGAACCACGACGAACGTTACCTTGTGACACTACATCAACTTGCGTTTCTGTTAAATTCATAAAGTGTACTGGACCATCGGCAGTGCCACCTGATTTAATAGGTTCGCCGCGTGCGCGAAGAGCACCAAAGTAACCTGATGTTCCTGCACCAAGCTTTGTTTGCATACCAACTTCAGCGTTCTTTAATAGAATAGACTCCATGGTGTCTTCGATATAAACACCGTTGCAAGAAATAGGTAAGCCTTTTAATGTTCCATAGTTAGACCATACAGGAGAAGAAAGACTATAAAAGCCTCGACTCATATAATCATAAAACTTATCTGCCCAGCCTTCGCCTTCTAAACCTAAATTCTTTTCTGCGGTCTGTGCAATACCTCTTACACGTTCCTCGACGGTCATATTCCCATCGATATACCCGCGGCTTAAAAATAACCGTGAGTCAGAGTTAGCCCATTCAAATCCCATTATGTATTTCCTTCTTTTAATTTCTTATTATATATCTGTTTAGCTAACTCTTCAGTAGGGCGATTAGATAACCCTTTATTCATTAGTAATTCGGCAAGGTCCATATAATGAAGATACTCGCCCATGGGCAAATCTTCAAATTCCGGGTTTATATTCTTTGCCATAACTTTAATATCTCCTTTCCTTTATCCGTTAATCTTGCAGCTTTCATAAGATTATCTTCCGCTTTTAATTTTTGTATATTAACCGAGTCGCATATTAGGCTAGGGGGTATATTATTTTCAAATCCGATTTTTACCGGAACAATGTGATCCCAGTGATATCCATCTCCTGCTGATCCATAAAGCTCTCTTGTAATTTTTCTAATAACACGCGTATATTTTTTAACGCTGTTAAATTCAAATGTATCATAGTCATACCACTTTCCATTCGCAATCTGAGCAGCTTTTGTTTTTTCCTTATTAAAATAGCTACCTTGACTTTTTAGAGTTGCTTGCGCCCCTAAAATACCCATTTCAGAAAAGTGGCCTGCTTCTTGTAATTTTTTTGCAGCACTTTTTTTATTTTCTGTTGATCTACCCCGATTTTTAATA